TGGTCTTGAGCGGCACCACCAATCCATGGCCAATCACAGTGGTAGCTGAGCTGATGGATGGTGCGTCCCTGAGCGACGTGACAGTCATTGAAGGGGCTAACATTGAAACTGCTGGTGCTGGCGCTACAAAGGCCATCACAAGCTTCGCCACTAGTGGCTTGTCTCAAAGTGCAACGGCTGCTGGTGGCACTGGTTACATTGCCCATAAGTTTGAAAATGCCATTTGTGACCCATTATCAGCAGTGATGGTTGATAGGCAAGGCTCAAAAGTGCTGCCAACAACGAACAAAGTTTGCAGTTATTTTATTGGCGCAAATGAAACGAAACAATTTGACTTAACAAACATCTTTGGTCCAGATAAAATGTACATTACGGGAGCCCCTGGCACATTCCTTAATACTGGTACATTGTTTGTAATGGCAACTTCTCGTGCTGGAAGCGGCATTGCAAGTGCTATGCTTAATTGGGAGGAACAGTAATGGCGCTGCCTGGACTTGTTAGAGCAAATAATCTTTCCGATGTTGCCGATAAGGAACTTGCATGGAATAATCTTGGTAAGAATTTTTCCGCCACTTTTAACGCCCCGTCGCCGGCCTTCGATGCTAATTTTGCGTCAAATAAAAGTTTAATTGATAATATCAGTGGCAGTAATCTTGTAACTTTTGCCAGGGCATCTACTGGCACCTTTGTGGGAAGCAACGGTCTTATTCAGACTGCCGCTAGCGGTGTGGCAAGGTTTAATCACAATCCACTTACCGGAGAAAGTTTAGGACTATTAGTGGAAGAAGCAAGAACAAATACAATGTATCCAAGCCTCGTGAATGGTACTTGGCTTGCGTCTAATGTAACAGTAACTCAAAATGCAGCAACAGCGCCAGATGGAACTAATACAGCAACTCTTATAACTCCTAACGCTTACTATGCCAGATTTAGCGTTCAAAGAAATATATATCACACAGCAGGTACTGGGAGGATTTCATTTTACGCTAAGTCAAACGGAGTGCCGTGGATTGGTATTGGATGTGGACTAGGTATTCCTTGGTCTTATAGCAATGCTGCTTATAATCTTCTTACGGGAGCATCAAGAACTTATAGGCTTGATACTTATGGTTATACTTTTAATTCCGCAACGTTAGTTGGGCAGGGATGGTATAAAATTGTTTTTGATTATTTTGCAAACAGTAATATTGGTGGTGATTGGAGCTTTTTGGGTTTAGCCCTGAATGCGAATGGAGACCTTGTAAACGGAAGCACCGGTAACGGAGTGGATGGAATGTATGTATGGGGAATTCAATATGAAGCTGGATCTTCTCCTACATCTTATATTCCTACATCAGGCTCCACGGTAACAAGAGGCGCCGATATTTGTAGTATTATTTCATCTATTTCCCCCGCTACAACTTTTGCTCAATTTATAGCTACCAATCAAGCAAGCCAAGGCATTGCAAGTGCCAACAATAATACATCAAATGAAGTCTGGGAAACATTTGCATCAACTGGAAATGTGCAAACACAAATTGTTAGTAGTGGGGTTATCTCAAAAAATATCAACATAGGGACAACAACGGCCCAGACAAGTGCAAGAGTGGTATCTTCGCTTGCTGTCAATATATTAACTGGTTCGGTTAATGGGGGAGATGCTGTCAATAATGTTTTTTCTGGGTATCCATTAACAACTCAATTTAACATTGGACGCACCCAAGCCGGCTCATACCTCAACTCAACATTATCTCGACTTGCGCTATGGACTGTTCCCCTTTCTCCAATCTTAATTAAAACTCTGTCGGCATCTGGAGTGGGTAATGCATCAATAAAATACCAAAGCATTACTGGCAAGGATATAGTGGCGCTTAATGAAGTTTACAAAACATCTGCCAGAGATTTTGTATTTCTTCGCGGTCTTTCCTCTGCTATACAGCCTCGCATAACAACAGCATCACAAAATACAACTTCTGGAGTGTTATTTGCCAGCACAAAATTACTGGACGTTTCTCCTTCTTCTATCGGCAATTTTTATATTTCTAGCGGATCGTTAAACGCTCAAAGCTTAAGAACCAATGGCATAGCAGTGGCATCTTTGTCGTCTGTTCCATTTTCTGGAAGCACTGCCCTATTCCCATTGACCATTTCAACAGTAGAAATGTCTAGCAACTTCCGCTTCGTCCCATTGTTTACTTCTGGAGTTATAAGCTCTCCTACGATTGGAGTGCAAATGGAGACAAATGATTTCATCTTGTACGCAAAAGCGGGGCAAAATTAAATGCTGCAACAATACGGGTTTCGTGCCAGCCTCAATCTTACGGAGATAGTAAGCAAGGATGCTTGCTTAGACAGTCTTGGCATAGATCGCAGTGATTTGCCTCTTTTGGAAGGCACGTCAAGCGCTGGGGTCGCAGCAAAAGACTACCAAGCAATTATTGGCTTAAAAAGCAATTTAGAGCTGCAAATGGTTCCGCTGATTAGCGGTTCAACTTCATTCACTGCTTCACTTTCTGGAAAGGCCTCACGCTTCGGGGACACTTTCACAGGCCCCATCGCTGCAGGAATTGTTAATAATGATCGTCCATATTACAACTCTAGTCTGGCCATTCTTGGCCCATCAACTGCTTCTTACTTTTCTCCTGCAACTACTAGCGGATTTTCTTCCGGAGGTCAGTACAAGCTCGGACCAGTATATGCCACAAATACTACCATCAGCGGGTTTAACTTTACTGGCTCCACAAGATCGTGGAATAATTATTTCGTACGTTACAAGCAATATGCACAAATCACGCAAGACTCCACTAGCGCTGTAGCAACGGTTCCACTGTATCTCGCCCCTCCGGTTACTCTTTCAAGTAATAAAGTTTGGCTGGATGCTGAATATAGCTCTTTTGTCACTGACGCAAATGGCGTGGTAGAACAATGGCAAGATGTCTATGGGAGAGCAAATGCTGTGCAATCAACGTTTGCCAATCGCCCTATTCTCACAAGTAACTTACGCTATGACAAGCCTGGAGTTGTCTTCGATGGCGTGACTGATTTCCTTAGCCTAGGGAATCTTGGTGGACTATTCCCAACTGCTGCTACTGCCATTATTGTGGCAACTGTTGGTTCTGGAGTTACCACTGACACTGATTACAATATTTTTGGCACCTTAAGCAATACAGCAAATCGTTGGCGAACTGCCACGACAAGCGGTGCCTTTGGCATATTCACCAGCACTGTCCAGACGGGCTTTCCGGCTCCCATGCCCGCAAGTGGCACGTTTGTATTCACGGTGTCGGCAAGTAATGCGCTGGGCCTGGAACTGCGTACTGATAGCGTTGTAACAGCAAGCAAATACAATTCTCCAACGGTGCAGGTCACTTATGCTGGTGGCACTGCTTATACCATTGGAGCTAATGCTGACGGAAGCGCTGGTTTCTTCAATGGAACCATCTATGCCATTGCACTTTTTGATCAAGTTTTAACTGGCAAAGAACTGCGTAGCATGGAAGAATACTTTGCCTGGCGCTATGGCTTTGTTGCCGATCCAGATCGCCCATAGACCACTTAGTAATCACTGCTGCTGAACAATGATTAAAGGACTCGTTCGCAAAAACAATCTTTCTGACTTGGAATCACCAGAGCAGGCCAGGATTAATCTTGGCTTGCTCACTGATGATTACAACAGAATTAAAGGCTTGTATGCAAGTGCGGGAGTTTCTAACCTTGAAATTCAACGCATTGCAAACTCGCAAGGAAATTATCAAACGCAAATTGATTCAATTAATACAACAATTAATAGCATTGTTCCTGCAGCGTATGCAAATGTAAGTGGTGACACCATTTCTGGTACATGGACCAATGTTGGTCAACTGGGAGCATTTAGTGTACTCGTCAGCGGATCGCCTCCTACTGCTTCTTCTGATTCTTTATTTACCCATGAAACTGCAGGCGGTCAGTTCAGGCTTACTACTACCACGCTGATTGCCAATAAAGGTTTAACTGTGGAAAGACTAATTGCAAGTGGCAATACAGTGGTGGCAAGTGGAGTGGTAGTTGGCAAAAGAATTCCCATTACAATCAATAACATACCATTTTTCATTGAGGCAAGCTAATGGCCACGCAATATCTTCGATTTCCTGACGAGGCAAGTTTTTGTTCTGCTGCCACTATTGCCGAACTTTACATTCCTCCCCATGGTGACAAACCTGGTTGGTATAATCAATACGACCATGGTCATGCCATGGACATTGTTGGCATTATTTACAATGATGATGCCATAATTGATCCAGAAACGTTTGAAATTGTTGCTCCTGCCACGCCCAAAGAAGGTTGGCACGTTAATTTTATTGGCACACTTCCAGAAGGCTGGAAGCAGTATTTAGTCTTTCCCATCGCTCCTCATCGAGTGTTTGCTTGATGGCATCGAGCGGACGGCGTCCTTAGCTGTTAAGATTTGCAACGTTCGCGCTCAAAGCAAATGGCAGTTAAAAGCAAAGGGGGAAGTGCAGCACTTAAGCGTTCGCATGAGCCAGGGCCTCCCAAGACCACTTCTATTGGGCAAGGGGCGCATTCACGCCCTCGCCGCCGAGGGAAGAAGCCTTCACGAGGCCAAGGGAAAGGCTAGGCGTTGACAGTGAGTTGGACAAGGGCTAGCCTATAGGCTGGCCTTTTTTTTGCCATGACTGCCTTTGTTGATTCTTATTCCTTTTCCCATCGCTTCTCTTCCACGGAAAGCCTTCCTGGGTTTTGTAACTACGAAGAAGTGACGCATCAATGTCAAAATGCAAATGCAACTGCCTTGGTGCGTTCTTTCGCTCATTTTCTAACTGGATGTGGGTTTCCACCGTCTTCTGTATATGACGCAATGGAAAGCATTGGATCAGAGTATAATGAAGCATACATGGGCAGGATAATTTGCGATGGGGCAAATCAAGAGGCAGGGGGAACAGTTTGAAACCCATGTGATTGCCGATAAGTATGGCAATCTTCTTGATTATGGCCCCGATAGTGGAGTGGTAGATGCATTCGGTCGGCAGCGTGTCAGCAATGCTTTCACGCTGTTCGACAGCACGATGCGTTATGACAAGCGTTCAGATCAATGGTATGAAATCACCACTGGCAGTGGTTCTATCAACTTTCTCACCAATGCCAGTACGTTAGAGCTGAAAACTACCACTGCAGCGGGTGACACTGTTCTTCGTCGCACTAAGCAAAGATTTCCATACCAGCCTGGAAAAAGCCTTGTTTCTTTGCAGAGTTTTGTTGGCGCCCCATTGGCCTCTGGGCTCATTCAAGAAATTGGTTATTTTGATGATAACAATGGCGTGATGCTACGAGCTAGCGGCACAACTCTTCAATTTGTCGTTAGAAGCTTTACGACCGGCAGCATTATAGAAAATGTGGTGAATCAATCAGATTGGAACATTGATACTTTTTCAGCCTTAGATTTCAGCAAAGCACAGATATTTTGTGCTGACTTTGAATGGCTTGGTGTTGGCCGAGTGCGATGTGGTTTTGTTATTGATGGAAGTGTTGTTTATTGCCATGAATTTAATCATGCGAACAAGATTAATAGAACATACATGCAAACAGCTATTCTCCCATTGTCTTACCGTATTTCCAATAATACTTTACAAGCAAGTGGAGCCACCTTTCAGCAAATTTGTTGCAGCTTATTAAGCGAAGGAGGCTATGAGCCAGATGGTGCCACTTATTCTGTGAGTCATTCTCTCGCCAGTATTCCGAACGTTAGTGGAGAACGAGTGACGGCTGGCATTCGCATGGCAAGTGGTCGCACTGGTAATGTTGTTCTGCCAACTAAAATTGATGTGGCATCTGAAAGCACCAATACTGTTGCTTGGAAGTTGCGTCTTAATCCCACGCTTTCTGGAGTCACTTGGGTGGCAGCGCTTAATGGCAGGGGAAATGTTGAGACTATCACCACTGCAAGTGCAGTTAGTGGAGGCACTATTGTCAATACTGGCATTATTTCACAAGGGCAATCGGTCAATTTGAATGTTGACACTGCCATCCGTTTAGCTCTTGGAGTGAATGCATCAGGGGAAAGTGACACTCTCATTTTGACTGTTGATAGTGGAGTCAATTCAAAAGCACTTGGACAATTGGGCTGGGTGGAAGTGGTGTAGACTAACAAAATGGAACCAGCACGTTACGACATTACGATTCATCAAGGGGCAACTTTTGCTCTTGGATTGCAATATAAAACTGGCTCTGGACTGCCAGTGAATATGAGTGGTTATACAGTTACTGCACAATTATGGAATAAAACTGGCACTGCTAAGTTTGCCAATTTTTCTACCCCATGGACTGATCAAGCCAGTGGCATTTTCAAGCTCTACCTTTCAAGCACTGTCACCTCGGGAATTACGCAGCAAGGGCAATATGACGTGTTGGTAACTGAACCAAGCGGAGATAAGTCGTATATTTTGCAAGGAACTGCTTTTATTGATCTTGGACTTTCTGGAAAGTAATGGAAACCTTAACCATTGTCAAGGAAGACGTTCAATTAGTTGTCATTGATCCAGCGAGTGGGCCGCAGGGGGCTGTGGGACCACAAGGAGCAGTCGGTCCTTCTGGAAGTACAGGCGCTGTGGGAGCATCTGGGCTATCAGCCACAATTGCAGTTGGGACAGTAACCACTGGAGCCCCTGGATCATCTGCAACTGTCACAAACACTGGAAATAGTACCACTGCTGTTTTTGCATTTGCTATTCCCCGAGGAGACACTGGAGCAATTGGGCCTAGTGGTGTGGCAGGAGCTAGCGGAGTGGCGGGGGCAAGCGGAAGTCCTGGCGCTTCCGGCGCCCCTGGAGTGGTAGCAGCCACTGCGCCAATTATCTATAGTTCAGGCACTCAAACAGTCAGCATCAATACCGCCACTGCTAGTGGAGCTGGCTCAATGTCAGCCAGTGATAAGGCAAAGCTTGATGGCATTGCCAGTGGCGCCCAAGTTAATGTTGCCACTGATCTTAGTTACACTCCATCCACTCGTCTACTGGGGTCAACCACTGGCGCTGGTGTGACATTGCCGCTGGTCAGTAGTGGTAATGCTGGCTTAGCACCAGCCAGTAGTGGAGGCACTGCAACTTTCCTGCGGGCTGACGGCACATGGTCTACTGCTGGTAGTCCTCCTGGCGGCTCCACCACGCAAGTTCAGTTTAATGATGCTGGTGCATTTGCTGGAGATCCCGACCTCACTTGGAACAAAACTACTAATGTTTTAACTGTTTCGGGAGATGTCAGCTTAAATGATGGCGGCACCTATACGACAACGGTGCAAACCATAACAGCAACTGCTGCTCGCACGATTAGCTTCCCGGATGCCACCGGCACTGTTGCGCTGGTTGCAGGCAGCAGCGGGCAGTTGATCTATAACAATGCCGGGGTGTACGCAGGTGGACCGCTTTTCAACTCGACCACGGGAACCCTTGGTTATAACACTGGCGGAGCAGTCACACAGGCCACCAACAAGAGCACAGGTGTTACCTTAAATGGTGCATCTGGACGTATCACTATGAATGGTGCTTTACTTGCCCTTGATACCACAGTTTCATTTACGCTTACCAATAGTTCAATCACAGCCAGCGATCTGCTAATTTTGAATCACGTCAGCGCTGGAACTGCTGGTTCTTATTTGCTAAATGCTCAGGCGGCAGCAGGTTCAGCCGTTATCAATGTGCGAAACATTTCATTGGCTGCCTTAAGTGAAGCCATTGTTATCGGCTTTGCTGTTATCAAGGCTTAACTACTCATTGAAAGGTTATCACTATGGCCCAGTTCATTATTAACATCCCCGACGAACTGCTCCCAGCTTTGCTGGTTGAATTCGGTCTCGTCCAAGGCAGCGTTTCCGCCACAACTCCAGAAGAGTATTTCGCTGCCAGCATCGTGGAAACTGTGCGCCAACGAGCCGAGATCTATAAGGTTGGCCCGTACTACGTTGGCCCCATCGCTCCGAAGTACAATGCTGATGGCACTCCGTACGAGGCACCTCTGGCAGATGCCGCCGAGCCCAAGGTGCCGCAATGACGCTTGTCGTCAAACCTGGTATCGTGCTGGCAAAAAGCTGGGACTTGGCAGCTTTTGACGCTGATGCTGCTGCTTACATACAACGTGTTGAATGGGCAGATACAACGCCGCTTGAATCAACCACCCGCACTGCCATCAATAACTTTGTGGTCGGTTGTAAAGCCGATGGGATTTGGAACGCCATTAAAGCAAGTTGTATCTTAGCCGGAGCGCGGACCTTGGCCGGGGCATTGATGCCACTTGCTGGCACTGCCCCCACAAACTTTAACTTTGTTAGCGGGGATTACGACAGGAAAACGGGACTGGTAGGGGATAGTAGCACAAAGTATTTGCATAGCAACCGTTTTGGCAATTCAGATTCTCAAGACTCGCAACATATGTCTGTGTATGTATCAACTCGACCAACAGGATCCAATCAAAAAGCATACATCGGAGATGCAAGCGCAGTCGGAGCAACTTATGTGTTCTACAACGTATCAACTTCCACTTTATTTACATCTTCCCGTACTGCTAATCAAGAAGAAAGTATAAGTGCATCCACCCACACTGGGCTAGTTGGAATTAGCCGCTCTGGATCTGCTAATTACAACAGGAGATTATCAGTCAGTACCACCACCCTAACTAGAACTAGCGCAGCAGGGGGAAATAATCCTATTTACGTTTTTGCATTCGGCCCTTCTTTCTTCAACGGCAACGGTCGCCTCGCTTTCTACTCCATTGGCGAATCCTTGGACCTCGCCCTTCTTGACGCCCGCGTCACCACGCTGATCAACGCTTTCGCCGCCGCAATCCCATGACCTGGCTCATCACCTCCCGCTATCAACCATTGCCCCATCTGGAGGTGCTGCCATGAGCTGGTTAATTTCAGGGGGACTAAAGACAACTTGGGCCGAGGGTGGCATGCCATCTCAAGCAATGGTAAGTGGCATAACCTATCGTATTCACACTTTTTCTAGTATTGGTACATCTACATTAAATGTCCTAAATACTGGAAATTACGAATATTTAATTATTGCTGGTGGTGGCGGCGGAGGTGTCGGATTTGGCGGAGGCGGTGGTGGTGGTGGCTATAGAACTGGTAGTATGATTATGTCGATAGGAGCATATTCAGTACAAGTGGGGGCTGGGGGTCTGGCTGGTCCTGCTAGCAATACACAAGGTTCAAATGGTGAAAACTCTAGTTTCAATGGAATTATTTCTGCTGGTGGAGGCGGTGGCGGCGGTGGTACAGGTGCAATAATAGTTGGCCTTGCAGGTGGCTCTGGAGGTGGAGGCGGTGCTGGAAGTGGCGCTGGCGGTGCAGGCAATACGCCCAGCGTTAGCCCATCACAAGGCAATAGTGGAGCAGCGGGGCTTGGTGGGGTGCGAGGTGGAGGCGGTGGTGGCGCAGGAGCTACAGGTTCTGGCAGGGATGGAGGAGCAGGTATTATTACGTCTTTCAATGGATCACTAGTGGGCTATGCAGGAGGTGGAGCAGCAAACTCTACAACGGTGCTTGGCAATGCTTCATCGGGCGGAGGAGGATTATATGGCGGTATTTATCAAAGTGCTTTTGCTAATACAGGGGGAGGCGGAAATGGCGATAGTTTGCGGCCAAGTGGCAACGGTGGTTCTGGTATTGTAATTATTCGCTATCAAATTTAAATGTAATCAATATGCCATCTAGACATTAAAATTATCTAATCTATATGTAATTCTTATTTCACCGCCCAAAGTCTTGACCGCGTCACTTGCATTTTCAGAAACTTTTTTTTCAATTATCACCGAAGGAACAATTGCACCTGAAAAAGGAGTAACAATGGCGCTGGGAAACAATTCCTTGGCTTTAGTTGCCAACCCCTCAGCAGCTTCAACTTTCTCTTGATGCTCTTCTTTTTCCCATTGCTCCTTGACTTCTTCAATTTGCTCATCAACCACTTCTAGGGTTTTCTGAGTTTTTTGCTCCACCCAATCAGGCTTACACCAAGCCAAAAGCGCAATAAACCATGGCTGAAATCTAATGGACGGCCACTGCTTGGCTGCTAGCAATGCAAGTTCATAACACAAGGCATTGAAAGCAGCTTGATCAAACATCAGCCTTCTTGATAAACACTTACAAAAGTGGTTCCTTTTGATGCCAATGGAACAACCTTGTCACGAAGGTCGATATTGTGACAACGAACGCAACCATAAGTTGGGAAAAGGCGCTGTGAAGAAGCCCATGCGCCAGGCCACCCACATTGGCTTCCACCACCATGGATCATAATTCCAGCCCTACCATTCCCGGCTTCTTGGTTCTCAAGCTCAACTAAATCAAGGCTATACCAGCCGTAAGCCATGAGGGTGCGATCATAGCCAGGATTGCTACCTACTTGCTCGTAGTCCTTGTAAATGGCACCAATTTTGTAAAGGCCAGGAGGAGTGTCAGTGCGAGCAAGTTTCCATTCGTAATCACTACCTTGGCCACGGGCAAGACAAGGAACTTCCCACAGTTGCTTCCCATCGTAATCAAATGCCTTCATCCTTTCAGAGAGGTCGTTGACGATGAGATGGTGATCTCCAGTTTTGAAGCCAAAGTCCTGCGGACGTTTTTTCGGACCAATCAATGCCATGATTATTTACTATTTGGAGCGAAAAATAGTCTTAAGCCCTTCCATGATGAGTTGGAGAACGTTGTTACTGCGCCAGGGCGAATGATCCAGAATTTGGTCTGCGGCAGCAATGATGATGCCGCCAATGACAAACCACTGAATGGGTTCCATGGTATTGATGCGATTTGCTAAAGCCTAGCGTTGAATTTCTAAATTGCGCACCCTTCCCTCAAGCCCTTTCATGTTGTTTGTTAAGTCGTCAAGCTTTTGGGTGATGCTTTCAATTTGTGTGGTGATTTTTATTTGCTGATTACCAATGCCGATCATCATGCCACCAGTGGCAAGAAGCATCCCTGCAGTTGAAACCACTGCAAAGTCTGCAAGTTTAGCTTGCCAGGCGCTCATCACATTAAATGCTTGTTTTGTTCATTATACAGTTTCCTCTAAAGCAAAGTTTTGCTACTAAGCTGGTGAAAGAATAATCAAAACAAGATTATGGGGATGCGAAATGGACCCGAGGAACTTCTTCAGTCGTTGTCCGAGTTGCGCCCCAGTGAAGCCAAGCGTAGGTTTAGGAGGAGCATTTTTGAAGACTACACGCTAAAAGGACCATTTAACCATAGTGCTTGCGCGTATTGTGGAAAATGGAGTGAAAAGCTTACCATTGATCACATTGTTCCAAAAAGCAAGGGAGGACCACACTTTGCAAAGTGGAACAGTTGTCCGTCTTGTTTAGCTTGCAATGCTGACAAGAGCAATCTGCCTGTCTTTGAATGGTGGAGACCAAAGGAATTTTGGACTCAGCAGCGTGAAGAAATTCTGCTTGCTTGGGTGCATCATCATAGTTTTGTAAGCGCTCATACAGACTTGTCTGATTGGGAGGCTTGGTGTCAAGCCACGCAGAGAGTGTTGCCATTGCATGAAGAAGGGGCCTATCGAGGCCCCTTCCCTGCATTGCAGCTATATGCTGCTTAGGACGCTTCGTCCACGCGATGGAACATGCCTTCTGGTGGTCCTTGGCGAACGTTGGGCATGGGACAAAAACCGTCAGGGCAACCACTGATCATATATGCATCTGGATCGTATCTAATTTCAATTTTTTCAAGCCATTCGTCACCTTGATCATTTTTTTTGTCTTCCAAAATACCAATCAGCCGCAATAAATACCACTGAGCTTTTTTCAAATCTTCAACGCCATTTTTGTCCTCGTAACGATAAAGATATTTAATGCAATTGCCTTTCAAGAAACCCTTGAAGGCTTCTTCTGTCATTGAGGCTTCAATGGCTTCAATGCATTCAATGCCTCCTTTTTGGTAGTGCTTGGGGTTGATGGCGTCGGTCATGATCAGAATTGGTAGTTGTTTTCAGCAAAAGCATCGAAAGCTTCTGGGGCAACATCATGCCCAAGGATCAGAAGCGATTCAGCATAGGCAGTGATTTCGCTTTGGGCTCCATGCCCAATTCTTAAGGAAATGAAATGGAGCAGAGCTTGAAGCGAGCAAGTCCAAACGAAAGAAGTGTATAAGGCTGCTGGAAGAATTGCCCTGGCTTGTTCTTTGCTTACGCCAGTAAGCAGAAGGCCTTCGTAAGCTTGCTTGCAGGCTTCAATGGCTTGCACGTATTGCATCAATGCCAGTTGTTGCGACTGAGCAGGAAGGGCTCCATCAGAAGCTTGGCGATTGCTTTCGCTTTGTTTGGCAAATTCAATGGGAACGTAAAATTCTGCTTGATCTGCTGCACAATAACGAAAGCTCTTTTCGTTCCATCCAAGTTGATCATCAACGTAGGTGGAGGCAATAGTATGCTTCCACCATTGCCTTGCAATAAACAAAGGAGCCTTGACTGCCCATTTGAATACCACACCACGGAATGGGGAAGTGTGGTGGTTCTTGGCTAGGTAACGAAGAAGCTTTCCGTCCTTATCTGTCCATTCAATGCTTTCCGCATCAAAGGACTGGCGAGCATCATTCACCACAGAAAGGCTGTTTCCCATGGAATCAAGCAGGCAAAGAGAGCTTTTGCCGTCTGAAAGAGGGTCAACAATCGTCTTAGAGGGCATCATCAGGAAAGAATGTCAATGGGGCGGATGCGTTGAATTGCGACTGTACCAGAGATGAGAGCATCTTTTTGCTCCCATTGGACCACTGCAGCCTTCCTTCCATTTGGCCCCTTTGTGAAGCCCTGGAAGGTGCCGTAGAAGCTCGTGGGCACCAGACCAGCCCCAGTGTAGGCGACCAGCACCACGCGCTCTCCTGGCGTCCAATCATGATCGTTTGGCGAACGCCTCAGCTTATACCTTCGGGAAGCCGGACGCAAGATTTCGGCTTTTTGCCCATCGTCCACCACTCTTCCAAACTGCCGATGACTGTCATCTTGATGTAACCTAGTTACAAATGATTGACGCGCCACTATGGCTCAATACTGTTTGCCAGTAAGCTTTGATTACAATGGGCGAAAGCACATTGCAAGCATGGGGCCATTTCAACATTCAACTGAGCGCGAGTTTGCTTTAACAGTTAGCCGAAAGGCAATTGATGATTGCAAAAGTATTGATCAGTTGAAGAAGGTGTCCTTAAATTTGCTTGAAGGATGGGCCTCCATGCAAACTGCAGTGCAAAGCTTGATGCTGGAAAACATTCAACTTCGCCAAGTAATAAATAAAAAGAATGTTGATTTAGAGGCCGCTGAAGAATTGCTTGGTCAAGCTGCTCAAGTTATCGAGCATTTTCAATATGAGCAGAAATCAACGAGAACCAAAAGGCGTCTTTGGCCATGGTAGAAGTGAGGAGAAAAATCGTCCAATCACTGGTGTAGGCAAGATTGTACTTACGACAATCTCTTTCATAGCCCGAACCAGTGACATGGCGACCACGATTAAATACACCACCTTGAATTTCGATGCCAGTGCGAGAGTTGGGGTGAGCAAAATCTAAGCGATAGCGTTTGGAACGTTTACTTTTGGAATAGCGCTCTTGGTAATCTTTTTCCCAAGCTTCAATATCAGAGAACTCTCGTTCAAGAATTAACTTGGGAAACTTTGCTTGCCAAAGGCCAAGAAACTGATCTTCAAGAGCGCTCAAAATCAGACTGCAGCTAGTTGCACCTTAGCGCCTTGCTGTTGATAGTTGCCTTCATAAGCTTGCCCAACTTCTTCAATGCTAAAAAGAATAAGCTGAGCGATGCCTTCATTGGCATAGAGCTTAATTGGAAATGGCGTTGGATTGATAAGGCACATGGTCAAGTAGCCAGACCAGCCAGGTTCAATGGGAAGAATGTTGGCAATCAAGCCACAACGACCATACGTAGACTTGCCTTCGCATAAGGCAAATACATTAGTTGGCATGGAAATCAGCTCAAGACTAGTACCAAGGCCATGGCTATAAGGAGGCAAGAGAAAAGCACAAGAGCCATCGTTGTACTCAATAAGTTCAGCAGATTTCGGCTGCGCTTGGAAGTCTTTTGCATCAAGAGCGCAAGGCGATGAATCCTCATTGCTTTCAAAAATCAAAAATTCAATGGAGGAAAGACGAATGTCGTAGCCTGCCTGTGAAAGACCAAATGAAATGGCCTTGGTGCCATTGTCAAGCGTACGTTGCTTTGAACCAACGTAAGGAAGAAACAGGTCGTTTTCAGCCAACTTGCTGATTTGCTTGTCGTTGAGCAACATGGTTAAAAAAGGAAAAAAGGGGCGGTTAGCGCCCCAAGAAGCTTTTGCTAATCAGAAGAAATCGTTGGCGCCGCTTTCGCCGCCAATGGCTTCTTTCACCCAGACGCTGGCAAAGCCTTTAGCGCCATCTTTCTGGCCCTTGATCTCGACGCTTCCTGTATAGCCAGGAGCGCGATCAGAGCTTTTCTTGGTGTTCTCCCAGACGGCCATGCCGAGGCTGTAGTTGCCACGGTCGTTGGGGCCTGCTGCCTTGAGGGCGTTCAAAACTTCAGGGGTGAGGTCAATAACAGCAGTGATAGGGGGCCTGTTGGCCATGGCGTTTCTCCAGGGAAGTGATGGTGGTGCCCTGTTGGGCTCGCTCATCTTACCCCCTATCCATCGTCAATGCAAACGCCTTACCACCTGGGTAGTGCTCCTTGAAATATCTCTTGATAGTGTCCTTCATGATCATCTGCTGTTGCACCAGCTCAAAGCCATCCATTTGCAGAATTTGCAGTTCAGCATTGCGCTCTGGCTCCTCTGGATCATAAACACTAATCACACAATATGCTTCGCTAATGTCAATTCCATATTGCTGCTCTGCCGCCATTGAATATGCTCCAAGTTGCTTTTTGTAGTCCGCTAATTGATAATCAGGCTTGACTTTGTAAGAAGTTTTCCAATCCATCAGGGCAACGGCGCCGTCAGTCATTAGCGCAAGTTGATCAAGCGTCCCTGAGTACCCTATGCCATCGTCTCCTCCCCACCATGCAACAGCACTTTCGGCAAGTATGGGCTTTTCAATAAGTTCAAGGAAAGGATCAATGGCGTCAAAATATGGCTTCCATTCTTGTTTGCGAGCAAGATGGTTCTCAATGTCTTCCCCATTGAATAAATCTTCAATCACACCGTGCATCCAAGTGCCACGATCAGCAGCAAGGCGAGTGCGACGATTTGCTTCGTCATTACCCACTCGTTTACGCCAATTGATCAGTGCCATGATTTTGGACACTGGTGCCATAGAAGACAGCACAGTGGTCACAGATGGCAACAACATGCCTTCTGGAACGTTTGGGAACTGGCTGCATGTGTAATGGCGCTTGCCATTTAAGGAGATCCGGCTCGGTTCGTAACGGGGGAGAACAATGCTCACGACAGTTTTTTGAGCTGCAATTTAAGACGGCGAATGCCAGTGAAGAAATAAGCATAGTCTCTGGTCTCAGTGACAGGCTTTTCTTGGTTGCAAACACGACAAGTGCCCATCCAAGTGGATGAGCACCCAACGTTATAGACGCCCCATTCATCGCCACATTCATGGCAACAAACAGCAGCATTTTCAAGCTTTTTAATTAGCTTTTTGATTTCAGAGGGAGTCATTTGGCTTCGTGCAAGTTGCTCTTGCTTGCCATAGCAATGCCTGGCAAAGTATTTCATCACTTGGATCTACTTCTTCTGCATAAACAGAATGAGCGGCCTCCCATGCGAGTAGCCAGTCTTGTTTTGTTGGGAATTTCCAGGAATTCATTCGGGAAGAAAAGTAATTGGACAATTGTCAGAATCAACGATTAAGATGCCAGCAAAGGCCCGCACAAGGCGAGCCGATGCCAGATCAATCACTTTCCCTTAAGGAAAGCCTCCACCCCTTTCACTGACTGCTCAAGGGTTCCTTCAATGCAAATGGCACGAAGGGTGTCAAGGTCTTGAGTCATTGTCTCCTTGGAAACCTTAAGTCCTTGCTCCTTACACCATGAAGTGACCATGGTGGTAACGACATTGGCAAACATTTCTTTGTCCTTGATGTCGTCGCCTTTTGCCAGCCCAAGATTTTCCAAGGCTGCCTTTCCGGCCATCATGCTGGTGCGTTCGTCTGCATAGCTAAAGGCATTTGCCTTGCAGAATCCGAGAAGAGCTGCTTTGCCATCAAAAGTGCCAGTAGTCTCCGCCTTGCTGGCCGCAGGGGCAGGCTTTGGGACATCACTGGCTGGCGCTGCTTTGCTCTTCGCTGGGGGCTTTGTTGCTTCCTGCTGGAGCGGAAGCTTAGGCACTTCCTTTTCATCGCTCTTGGGGATATCCTCGCCAGAGTAAAGCTTGAGGCCAAGGCCAGTGAAAGTAGCAATACACTTTACGCTGGCACGTTGGATGTTATCGCTCACTGCACGAGCATTGAGTTCAACTAGCGCATTGTGCTTGTTGTCCATTAGCGGGAAAACAAGGGCAGGAGTGCGCTTGATGCCATCAGTGAGATAGGGGCGCAAAAGCCAGCAACTATTCTGACCAAACACGGGCCAGCCCAGTGTGCTCTCTTCAAACGCCACATAAAGCGTAGGAAACTGTTCCTTGAGGTAGCGGAAAGCAAAAGGCCAGGACAAATAGGAGAGCCCTTTGTAGTTCTTTTCTACATGCTCACCGATGGCAAGATCATAGGCAGCAGTAAATGCCTCTGCAGAAATTTCGAGAGGAGAAAAAAGTCCGTTCATACGGTCGGCCATTGCTAGAGAAGAAGGAGAATCCATGAAAAAGTCAGAAGGTTTATAAAGAAAAAGATTATGGTCGATCATTCTTCACGATTGCGATAGAAAATAACCACTCTGGTTGGTTTTTCATTTTCTTGCACAATGACACTCCGACCAGGGAGTGGCCAGTCTTCAACAACTCTTACGTCAGCGACTTCTTCTGTGTGACAGAAGCTAAAGCCTTCGTGAAGAGGGCTTAAATCTTCATAGCAAAGCAATACTTCTGGGTTCTCGGAAGCTGCCTCGTCGCACTTAACCAGTGCATCAATTAGTTCAGAAAGTTTCATGATTCAGAAGAGGATTCAGAGGAGGATTCAGAAGAGTAGTCCCAAGCAAAAGGCCAAGTGTGATCAGCAATTAAACTGCCGCCTTCAGTAATTGGAGTGCAGCGAATGAGGCGCTCTAGTGTTTCAGAGCGCGAAAGTTCAGCGTCTTTTGCTATTGAAGAAAGATGATTGAAAGCGGAGGTTGTCAAAGTGAAATGACGACGTTGCTTTCCGCCTTCGTAAAGGCTTTTGGGCATGGTGAGCTGCAAGGTTCGTGGCCACAATAGCTCCATTCAGGCCTTCGGCAAGACCTCTTTCCATAAGCGTTCCTAATGGAGCTGAGCCGATGCGGGCATTGCTTGGAGCTGCCATGATGGGTAGTGCTGTTCTCCTCCTTTCAATGACCTTCTCGATTTTGGACTTCCTCGACCAGTTGGAGCCCAGCAAAGAAAAAGGCAAGTTCATTTGCCCAGCATGTGGAGGCAATGATTTCACTGTCAATAAAAACACTGGAGGCTACAACTGCTGGCACGATCCTAGTCCTGCTCATAGAGCGGAAGTGAGGGATGCCCTGGCTCCAATGGTTCGATGGGAGAAGCCGCCTCGTAGCGCCGGGTCTTACGAATTTCCTTATAGAAACAAGCAAGGACAAGACTTAGTGGTGGTGCATCGTGATGATACCAGCGGAAGTAAGCGCATCTGGCAAAACTTTCCCACCATTGACCACTCCGCTCCAAGCCATAAAGCACAACTTCAAGAGATCAAGGCGCATGTTCTGCCTTTCATGTATCAGGAGGCAATCGAAGAAAGCGAGCGTAGTGGCTTGCCAATTGTCATTGTCGAAGGGGAACTCACTTGTCAAGCAGTGTGGAGCATTGGTCTTCCTGCTGTTACTTTTCTAGGAGGCAGTAAGCAGTATCGCACTAATGGCGATTACTCACACTTGTTCAAAAAGCACAAAATTGTCCTTGCTCCTGATAGAGATGAGCAAGGTGTTGCTTTCATGCGTGAGATCGAAACTGATAACCCTGGCGCTCAATGGCTTTATGCAGACCCCAGATCTTGGGAATGGCAGAATCTTCCTAGCGGCAATGGCTTGGACCTTGCTGATTACATTGAAGAAGGCGCTACCAAGGAAGACCTTCTTGCTTCTATTGTCTCCAAGAGCAAGCATGCTGGACAAGATGGAAAGCCTTCGTACGAAGAAATCATTTCCACCATTGAAAATTTTGTTGGCCTTTATGCCAATGATGCTCGCATTGTCTACGAAGCTGGCAACTGGTTAGAGCAACGCAATGTGAAGATGAGCCAGCAGAACATTGACAAGATTATTGAGGAAGCCAAGAGTCGCATCTATGGCAAGGAAGAGATAGAAACCATTGATGCCCTTACCATTGCCAATTCTGAGCAATGTAGGGAATGGCTAGTTGCAGGCATTATTCCCTTGGGAAGCGTGATGCTTCTTGCTGCTTCAGGAGGCACGGGCAAAAGCACTTTGATTTACAACTGGGCGTTGAACGTAGCTCTTGGACAATCATGGAGCGGAAGGCGTTGCATGAAAGGAAAAAGCCTCATCATTCAAAGTGACGAACCCCTTGTTGATACCAGCGAGAAACTGGGAGTGATCGGCTTTCAAGATGCTGGCCTGGAGCCTGGCACCATTGCTTTTTGGGAAAACTGGCGCTTTGGCCACATGAAGCAGCTAGAAGACTATGTGAGGAAGCATCGTCCTTTGCTTGTCGCCATTGATTCTCTCACTGCATGTCTTGCAGGCATGGACGTAGATTTGATCAAGAGCAATGCTGGTGATGTAATCTATGGACTGCGAGATATTGCCAATCAATACAAAACAAGCATTGTCATTCTTCACCACTTAAATAAGAGTGGAGGACTGCGAGACTCCACTAGCTTTGTGGACAATGTGAGTGAAGTGGTGAAGCTCACTCGTCCAGAAGGCAACTTTGACCCCAATCAGTTCCATCTTGAATGGCTGAAGAGCAGGAGTGGCCTCACTGGCAAGCATGTGCTACAGCGTGATACTTTGAACTATGGATGGAACTATGCTGGCCCACTTGGCGGCTCTTTAGAAGAGCTTGATCAATGCGTGAATACAGTGAACATGCGAAAGAACGAGCGGCTTTCTAGGCAGCAAGTGGCAGCTCTTTCTGGAAGCTGGGAGATTGCTTCTACTGGAAAGATGCTAGAAGTGGCGAGGCGTCAGGGGCTGATTACTAGCAGTTTCCAGAATGGTCCGAACAATGAAAAGATTCGACTGTACCATTCTTGGGAATATATAGCTCCCGTTTGGGAGAAGGAAGAAGGAGCTATAGCTCCTGAGACGGAAGAAAAGGAGGACAGTTATTCAGACCTTTTCTAAATACTGCGGGACTAGCTTATGATTAAAGCTAGTCCTTTTTCTTATCTTCATGGCAATCATTTGGGACAATGGCTTTAAGGCAAAGCCAGTGATTATTTCTGCCTCCATTGAAAATCCTCCTTCTCTTCCATTGGAAGAAAAAGAGAAAATTGATGGAGCTGTAAATAAAGAAGAAAAAAGCTCTAAGGGCTTTGGTCGTTAGCGTTTACCGCCCCCAGCGGGCGAGGACGGTGCGAGCGATCTCTTCCACGTCTCCACTTGTGGGACCGTCGTGAAAGGAATACAGCTCTTGCCATAGCTGGTGCAGTTCGTCGGTAGTCGGCCCCACCGGCTCCGGCTCGGCCAGGCGCTCCAAAAGGTCGGCGGCGCGGGCAAGCTGCTTGAAACGCGGGGCATCAGACTCCCATAGCCGGGCAATTTCGCGCAGCCAGTAGGCCAGGAACGCCACCTCCCCATCGGCGGGGTGCTCCGGCTCGGCCAGGGCGGCGCGGGCGCGGTCCACTAAGGCACAACGAATTGAATCAAGAATAACTGAGCAGCCTTGGTGATACATCAATGATTTTTGCGTGTTTTCAAGCTCGTGAACAAGCTCAGTGCACAGGGCGCGATAGTCAGTGATCATGGTTGGGCCTCCAGCTCAGCGGCGATGGCGAGGAGTCGATTGCGGATCATTTTTGCAAAGAGTCGATAGCGGATCAATCCCTGACGATCCTTATGCCTCTTGGTCCCGCTACTGACTGGGCCAAGAGTAAAAAACTCTGGCATTGCCTGATCCGCAGCGGCGCGAAGGGCGGCGGCGATGCATTGCCGATAAACGGGATCGTTGATCACGTTGGGGTTGCCCATCGTGCCTGCGATCATCACCGCCTGCGCGGCGGGGGAAAGTTCAGTCATTGGTAAGCCTCCAGCTCGGCGGCGATAGTGAGTAGCTTTGTGGCGTCCGCGATGGAATACAGAAACATCTTGGATTGGTAGCAGCTCATTTGATCAGCAGCGGCACGGAGAACGGCGGCGATGCCTGATTGATGGCTTTTTGAGTCTCCCCACCAAGCATCCATCACCGCTTGCGCGGCAGGGGAAAGGCTTTGTTTGCTCATGGTTTTAGTTAGGACCTTGCCCATCGTACCCGACCATCAAGATGATGGCCACTGTGCCAATCAAGAAATTGTCCATTTTAATTTGTGGCATGTGCCTAGACTCGTCC